GGGGTGGGGTGAGCCGCTCTTTTTTTATGCCTTAGTGGGGCGGCAAATGAATTTTTATTCGGTGTTGAAGACGCTGGTGGGGTGGTGGTAAAATTGAAGCGGAGGTAATGCTATGGAAAAAACCTATAAATCTGGCCCTATTTTGGAATTAAAAGCCGCCCCCAGCGAGGACGGCGGCGACCAGCCCGACGGTTACGTGGAGGGTATTGTTTCGGTTTTTGGTAATGTGGACGACGGCGGCGATGTGATTATGCCGGGCGCATTTACCAAAACGATTCAGGAGCGAGCCTCCCGCATTCGCGGGCTATGGCAACACAATATTAACCAGCCGCCCATTGGTAAAACGCTGGCCTTAACCGAAGTGGGGCGCGACGCGTTGCCCCCGGAGGTGCTGGCGAAGGCTCCCGGCGCAAGCGGCGGCCTCAAATTGCAGGCTCAAATTTTACCCACCACCCTGGGCAATGATGTTTTAATTGGCCTGCGGGCCGGGGCTATTAACGAAATGTCTTTCGGGTTTGAGGTGATTAAAGAGGATATCAGCTACCCGGAGGGCGTTGACCGCCCGATTCGGGTTATTCGCGAGGTGCGGCTGTGGGAGTGGTCGCCCGTAAATTGGGGAATGAACCCCGCCACGCACATTGGCAATGTAAAGGCTCTGGAGGCGGCGTTACGCCGCGACCCGGAGGCGGCCTTAAACCAGGTATTAAAACAGGCCGGGGATATTCCCCCGGAGGTGGCCCTGCCCCTGCTGGCCGAATGGCTAGGCAAAGCCGGGCGAGTTTTATCCGCCGCCAATGTCAAAAAAGTTGAAAATGCCATAGCCCAAATGGGTGAGGCAATTACCGCGCTGGAGGCTCTGTTGGAATCAGCCAAGCCGCCGCAGGATGATGACGGGGCGAAAACCCGGCAAATCCAAGCGGCACTTACTGCGGCCCGCGCCCGTGCGCTTAATATTGAATTATCACTAATGCAATAATTAAGGACGGTTAAAATGCTACAGTCTAAACAGTTGGCTAGTGAAGCCCGCGCCCTGCTGAAAAAAGCCAATGAAAAAATGCAGGCCAATCAGAACGAAAATTTTACGCAAGAGGCTCAAACCGAAATTGACCGGATGCTGGATGAGGTAGATAGCCTGAAAGCCCGCGCCGAACAAGCCGAGCGGCTGGAGAGCGGTCTGACCCATTTTGAATCGCCTGCCGATTCCCCCCTGCCCACCACCGTGTCCAACCCCACCCAAACTACCCCCGACGGCAAATCGCTGGACGCGGAATATGGTGAGGCGTTTGGGGCGTATTTACGCAAAGGCGCGGGCGGCATTAACGACCGCCAGCGGAAAACGCTTAACAAGGGTTATCAGCATTTAGAGCAAAAAGAGCTGACGGGTAACACCGGCGTGGACGGCGGCTTTTTGGCCCCGGCAGATTTTCGGGCCACCCTGATTGAAGAGCTGGCCGAGGTGAGTGGCCTGCGGGCGCGGGTTAATGTTACCCCCTCCAGCGGCACCCATTTGGAAATGCCCACCGTGGACGGCGCAACCGGAGACAACGCCGGGATTTACGCCAACGGTATCAGCATCACGTGGGCCAACGCCCCGCAGGATGCCGATACCGGGTTGACCCAGCCGGTCTTCGGCTTGTTACGAATCCCGATGCACGATGCGGTGGCGAAGACTCTGCTGGGCCTGAATATGATTAACGATTCGGCGGTGAATTTAGAGCAAGCCCTGCCCCGCTGGTTTGGCGAGGCGATGGGCCTAATGACCGACTCGGTAATTATTAACGGCACCGGGCGCGGGCAACCGCTGGGTATTCTAAACGATGCCGACGTGCCGGTTACTACCTCGGCGGTTTCGGCCACAATTGACGGCGATGATTTGATTGATTTGCTTTACGCCGTCCCCTCGCAATATACGCAGGGCGGCGCGTGGCTCACCAGCCGCACCAACCTAAAGAGCGTTCGCAAATTGCAAGATTCAAACGGCAATTATATCTGGCAACCGGGCCTGCAAAATTCCGAACCCGACACCCTGCTGGGCTATCCGGTGGTGCAGTCTTCCTTTGTGCCGGATATTGCCGCCAGCGCGAAAGCCTTCGTTTTTGGCAACTTCCGATACTATCAATTGGGCGAACGCCAGCAGATGACTATTGCGGTTATTCGCGACAAATATATTGAACAGTTGAAAGTGGGCTATATGGCCCACACTCGAATGGGCGGCCAAGTTTCGGTGCCCAACGCTATGCGGGTTTTGAAGGCGAAAGCCTAAGCAAGTTTGAAGTCTGAATCGGCGGGGCGGTCTTCCTATGGGGGTCGCCGCCGCCGGGTTATCAATACTTAATTTAACGCTGATTATACTAAGGGGATTTTTCTATGTATACCAATCTGGAAGAGTGCAATAAACTCGTCTCGCTTGTTAGGCCAGACGCTCTCGCCGCCGCCGACCACACCGCCAGCGATGTGGATATTAGCCAATTTGAGCGCGGCCTGCTGGTAATTGACTTGGGCGTGGCGGGCGGTACCAGCACAATCGATTTTGTTTTGCAACACGCGGATGAGGCGGGCGGCAGTTACGCCACCATCTTCACCGCCACCCAACTGGCCCAGGCCGATGATGAGCAGATTCACTATTTGTCGTTAGATTTAACCAACCCAAACATTAAACGCTATTTGCAAGCCACGCTCACTATTGGCACCGCCGCCGCCGATGCCGCCGTGTATTTGCTTTTGAGTAAGGCGCGGCGCGAGCCTGTTACCCAGCCCAGCGACGTGGTGGCTCTGGCCGGCACGTGGGCCACCGGCATTATTGAGGGGGGGTAAGATGACTGAATTTTTGAGCCGCCCTAAATTGGGCGTAAATGTACGAGTGGAAGTTCGGCGGGACGGTGAGGTAATTGAGGCTCACGATTTAGGCCACAACCTGATGGTCGATGCGGGGCTGAATCATATCGCCGCCCTGCTAGAGGATGAGACGGCAGTCACCGGGATGGGCTGGATGGCCCTCGGCTCTGGCTCCACCGCCGCCGCCGCAGGCGACACGGCTTTAGGCACCGAGCTGGGGCGGGTGGCCCTAACCAGCAAAACCCGCACGGCTAACGCGGTTGAATATGAAGCGTCATTCCCTATGGGGACGGCCACCGGTGCGGTAACTGAGGCGGCCATTTTTAACGCCGCCGCCGCTGGCGATATGCTGGCCCGGATTGTGTTTCCTGTAATGAACAAAGCACCCTTGGCCGAGTTTGTCTATTTTTGGACTGTCACCGTGTCGGATGGTGGAGCGTAATAATGGCCCTGCTAGGTGATGACCCAACACTCTGCCCGCCGTTGGGCCGCCACCGGCTGGGGGTCAACTTTGGCCCCGGTGATAGTGTTGCCCTTTCGGAATCGGCGGCCCCCCGCGTAATCACAACGGTTGACGATGTGGTGGCTACCCAAGATATTATTTCCCAACGGGTGACGTTACAACTAAACGACGGGGCCAGCGTGGGCGAAACCAGCAATTTAACGGTAACAGTCACTTTAACCGACGGCGTAATTGCGGCTGATAACGCTGGCGGCTATTTTCTGCCTAGTTTGCTCATTACACTGGAGCCAGAGCCGTTTAACGCCGCCCCGGTTGCTGGGGTTTTTCAAATTGCCCAGGGCGATACCGCCCTCCGGCTGGTATTTGCCATTGCTGAAGATGGCTATCTGTTCTTCACTGGTGAGGCCCTAACGGTGGCGGCCCAATTCAAGCTCAAATTGAGCGGGGCCAGTGCCTACGCTATTGACGCGGCCTTGACCTATCAAAACGGGCTATTCATTCACGAATTTACCGCCCCCCAAACCGATACCCCCGGCGAGTATTTGGGCGAGGTGACTATCACCTTCCCAGACGGCAGTAAAATGACTACCGAAAGTTTTACCCTGCGAATTAGAAAGGTGGTTTAATGCCTACCAAAACCCCTCTGGCTGAAAACGGGCGAGTGTACTGCTCAACCACCGATGTGGCCCAGCGTTTGGAAATGGCCAGCCTGCCCTCCACCAATGTGGAGCGGCTGATTGTGGCCGCCACCGAGCGCATCGAGCGCGAAACCGGACGGGTCTTCACCCGCACCCCGGCAGAGGGCTTTGAAAGCCGCCAGTTTTTTAGCGAGCGTCAAAAAAGCCTTTTTGTGGATGACCTGCTAGAGATTGACTCCATTACCCTAAACTCGGTGGCGGTTGATACGGCTGACGTTTACCAAATGCCTTTAGGCAAAACGCCCACCACCTGGCTAGAGTACCGGCTGGAGTGGCTCTGGCCGCACCGGGGGCTGGTAGAAATAAGCGGGGCGTGGGGCTATTCGGCGGCCACGCCTTTTGAGATTTGGGATGCCTGCGTTATTTGGGTGGGCCACGCCGTCCAGCGGGTGGTTACAGGCTATCAGGACGCAAGCGCAAGCCCGGCCAGCGGGGAGTTGATTTATTCCCTGCCAATGCCCACCGAGGTGCGGCGCATTTTAGACCAATACCGAAAGACGGTGCTTAGTTGAAAATGGAAATCATCGGGGCGGAATTTGAAAAGCGGCTCAAACAGGCCCCAGAAAAATACGAGCCGAAAGTGCGGCAGTTTTTTGAGAAAGCCACAATGCTGGCGCAGGCCAACGTCCAGCGAGAGACCCCGGCTAACACCGGGGCTTTACGCTCTTCCATTGGGCACAAAATACGGGGCACGGCGGCCAATATGCAGGGCGTGGTGGGCACCCCCCAGCATTACGCGCCCTATGTAGAAACTGGCACCGACCCCCACTGGGCGCCCCTGCGCCCCCTGCTAGAATACGCCCGGCGCAAATGGGGCAAAAGCGGCGCGGAGTTGCAAGCCTCGGCAAGGGGCCTCCAGCGGAAAATTGCCCGCGAGGGAACGCCCGGCGCACAAATGTTTGAGAAAGGCTTTAACAAATCCGAGCCTGATATTCAAAAATTATGGGCCTCCACCTGGGCCGATATTGCGGGAGATTTATAAATGAGCAACCCCCAAACCACCACCATTGCCGCCGTTATTGACGCGCTGGTGGTTTTATACCAGCGGCACTTCTCTAAAAACGCCGGGGCGCGGCACATAAAATCTGTGGAGCCGGCTCGTCCTGAAAATGTAACTAGCACCCCCCTGCTGTATTTTGCTTTAGAAGATTTTGAAATTGTGGACGGCGCATTTGCCGCCCAGCTCCCGGCGGTGCAGGCCAACCCCCGCCCCTTAGCATTTGGGCAAGTGGGCTTTGAAACGAAAGCCCGCCGAAGCCAGCTATTTGAGCATAGATTCTTAGGCCAGCTATTGGTTACGCCCCGGCGCAACCTGCCGACGGATGAGAAAGCGGCTCGGCCATTTGTGGAAGCGCTGCCCCGCTTTCAAGCGGAAAACGCCGCGCTGGGGGGGCTGGTAGAAAGTTGCCTCATTACCGGCGGCGAGTTTGGGCTGGTAACAATTGGCACCGTGTCGGATGTTCAAAAGGAATTTGTAGCAATTAACTATCGATTCACCGCCCAGTTTTGGGCCAATTAGGAGATTAAGTGATGACAAACTCAATTGACGGTTTCAATTGGTACGTTGAATTTGACGGGACTGTTATTAGTGGGCAAGCCAACTCCTGCTCACTAACCCCGACCGCGCCTGAAAACGAAACCACCACGTTTGGCTCTGAGTGGAAGGAAGTTTCTGGCACGGGTGTTAAGGAATGGTCGCTGGAGAGTACCATTTTTTATAGCGAGGGTGTGGGCGAAGCGGCCACCGTGTTGCAAGACGCGTTTTTTGCGGGCGGCACGTACCCGGTGCTGATTGTGCCGGCGGGTAATACCAGCGGCAATAAAAGTTTCTCCGGGAACGCAATGGTTACCGAATTTCCCCTAGAAGCTGGGGTATCTGATGGGCCAATTATGCTGAGTCTGTCTCTGACTGGCTCCGGCGCACTCGCCCCCGGCCTGGTGGCCTAATCAGGGCTAATGTGGCCCGCCACGTGGCGATTATAGGGCGGCCAATGGCTCATCATACCAGCCCGCCGCCCTGCGCCGCACAGCGGGGCGTGTAGCATTTAGAGTTAGCATAATAAGCATTAAATTAAGCGCATTTTTATTTCAGGAGGTCAACCCGTGAATCAACAAACAGGCCCCCGGCGGAAACGCCGCCAGCGGGGGTTACTTATTCGCTCCACCGATTTAGCCAGCCAGCCGGAGGGCGCGGTGCGGTTGCCCGACCGCCTGCCGACCAGCACAATTCAAAGCCTGCTGGCGGTTCAAAAAATGTCCACCAAGCTACGCTCCGGCTCGGTGGATTATCCCACGTTTAGTGAGGAAGTGCGGGCAGGGCTGGAGGGCGCGGTGCTAGATTGGAATTGGCGCACAGATTACGAGGCCGATTTAGCCGCCCCGGTGGTGGCGGTTGATAATTTTGGACCCCACCTAATTGAGCTAATTGACCCCATCCCCGCCAATCTGATTAACCACCGCCTCTATTTGGGCGCGTGGCCCGGCAATGTAGAACCGCTCACCATTACCGCCGTCTCCGATGACGGGCTGGAGGTGCAGGCTAAAGGGGCGTTGAGCCGCGACTATCATCCCCCAGGCGATTGGGCGGTGGTGGGGTTGCCCGCGCCGGGCCCAGCGGGCTATGAAAAATTGACGCTGGCCGAGCTGGTTTGGCTGGCTTCTACAATTGCCCAGCAAATTGTGGCAGGTACCTCTCAAAAAAAAGCGACGGCCTCCAATGGCGCGTCGCCCGGTCAATAGCCATTGGAGGCGATGATAACCCCGTCCCCTGGCCGTTGCTAGAATATCGCCTCTGCCAAATTTACCACTGCACCCCCAGCCAATTGCAGGCGGAATCGGCGGCGGTGATATGGCGGCATATTGAGGTGCTGGGCGGCATTAATATCGCCAGAAAATTGAAGGGTAAAAATGGCAAAAAGTGAGTATTTAGTATCCCTAATTATTAACGCACAGGACAATGCCTCCGCCGCGCTGGGTAAAATCGGCACGGCGTTGGGCGGCGCGACGCTGGCCGCTGGTGCCGCCGCAGGCGCGGTGTTTGGGGCGGTGGGCCTCAAGTCAATGTCTATGGCGGATGAGGTGAATAAGGCGGCGGGGTCAATGGCCGCCAGTATGGGGCTGGCGGAGGGCGAGGCGAAGGCGTTTGAGGGGATTATGACCGATATTTACGCCAATAATTTTGGCGAAAATTTCGAGGACATTGCCGAGTCTATTTCGCTGGTTGAGCGGAATATGAAAAATTTGCCGCAGGATTCTATTCAGGGGATTACCGAAGAGGCTTTGGCCCTGCGGGATGTTTTTGGAAAGGACGTTCAGGAAACCACCGCCGCCGCCGCCACCCTAATGGAGGAGTTTGGCTTAAGCGGCGAAGAGGCAATGGGCGTTATTGCCGCCGGGCTGGAGCAGGGGCTGGATAAACAGGGCGACTTCCTAGATTCAATTGGCGAATATTCCAATCTGTTTTCTGAAAACGGGGCCTCGGTCGAGGAGTTCTTTTCCCTAATGGAAACGGGAATGGCGGGCGGGGCGTTGGGGACTGATAAAGCTGCCGACGCATTTAAAGAGTTCGGCATTCGCCTTCAGGAGGAGAGCGAAAGCGGCGTGGCGGCCCTAAATTCATTAGGGCTAAACGCCGACGCTATGTATGCCGGCTTGCGCGACGGTTCCACCACGTCATCGGAGGCATTTCAGCAGGTGCTGGGGGCGTTGGCCCAGGTGGACGACCCGCTGGAGCGCAATCGGCTGGGGGCGGAATTGCTAGGCACCCAATGGGAAGATATGGGGGCCTCGGCGGTTTTGGGGATTGATATGGCCGCCACAAAAATGGGCGATTTAGAGGGCGCAACCGACGGCCTTAATGCCAAATACAACAATTTGGGGGATGCGGTTACCGGGCTGTGGCGGCAAGTGGAGGTTGCTCTTCTGCCGATTGGGGATATTTTGTTGGGGCTGATAAATGATAATATGCCCGCAATTCAAGCGGCGGTGGCGTGGTTTACCGATGTGGGTGCGCCGAAAATTGAGGCGTTTGCTCTGGCATCGGTGGCGTGGATTCAAAACCTAATTACGCAGGCTGGCCCCATTATTGATGAGTTTGCCGCCAAATGGGAGGCCACGCTCGGCCCGGCAATGCTAATGATTGAAGACGCGTGGGGGCGCATTACCGAGGCGATGGGCCTTTCAGGTGATAAAATGACGGCCACCTCTGGAATCTTAACCGCCCTGAAATTAACGCTGGATGCCGCCGTTATTGGCTTGCAGGCGGTGGCGGTGGTGGCGCAGGGCGTGGCGTGGGGGGTTGAAAAAATCAGCGAGGCGGTTAAAACGGCGATGGGCTTATTTGACCAGTTGGGCGATATTGTAGAACTGGCCGGGGATAAAATCCCCGATTGGATGAAGCCCGGCTCGCCGCCGCCGCTTTATCACGCCCTAAACGATATATCCGGCGCACTGCGGGCAATGCCCGACGTGGGCGAGGCGATGGGGCTGGGCGGCGTGGGTGCGCCAGCAATGGCCGGAGATTGCGCTGCAGGTCCGCGAGGCCATGCCGGAGAACGGCGGCGTCCCGGTCGAGGGCGCAATCTACATGGCGCTCACGGGCGACGACACGACTGGCGATGGGAGTCTTGGCAGCCCCTACCGGACGCTCACGAAGGCAGTCGCGGAAGTTACAGCGGGACAGACAATCTACCTACGCGGCGGGACGTATAACACACCAGGAACCGACTGTTACTACTCGGAGTTCGGCCTGGCGGGGGAGAAAGCGCCAGACCTCGACCTCCGCACGAAGGCGACGGCGCAGCAGCCCATTACCATCCGGTCGTACCC